TTCTGTCAATAACTGACAGAATGTCAATATAGCTTTAGTAAGCTGTTCCCCCATGGGCCATCCTCGGAGAGATTCGAAGGTAGGACCATATTGGGATTTGACAACTCGGCCTGAAAAGGCGAGGTCGCATAACTTTTTCATATATGCGGGAGGTAACATAAGTTCCTCCGTGAGAGCTTCTAAAATTGCTCTTCCTACGGACCAGGGTCCGTAGTCCGTGGCTGTACTTAAATCATATACAGCCGTCCAGTCTTTATCAACTGGAACCATACTTCTAAAGAAGTTATAGGCATGATTTGATGCCTTCATCCCAGACATAGTCTGTGGATATTGTTTGAGTATCTCATTTAGCACGTGGCTAATAGGGTATTCAGCAAGTGCTAAATCAGCACTTCCCGAGGAAACAACTCTTGCTTTCCCCGCCTCAGCTACAATGCTAAGGTTCACATCCTTTGGGATATTATCCTCAAAGAGATTCATTATTGCAATATCTTGCAATACCTGTCCGAAGTTTGCGCCGACGTTCACCGCCAGCTCACCTCCGTACTCCTCCCCTATATCAAAGGGGGCCTTGTTTTTATTCGCAAGGTATGCTCGAACATTACGTTCGGCTTTCATCTGACCTGTATATAGGTCATAGACTCTGATAACTTTGTTATCATCGTAAAATTGGTTTATTAAATCTTTATAATAAGCCCTCTTTCCTCCCTTCGCGACGGAAGATTCGAGACAGCCACTATTAGTGACTGAAATCTTTGAAAATTTGAAGATTGATGCGCCTGTGAGATTCTCTCTCATAGCTTTGACCTTCTCGCTCTCTTTTCCTAATCTACTGAAAAGTCTGCGTAAGAGTGTCCTTACTTCTAACTTCTTAACGAAGTTCTCCTCACCTGTTTCAGGCAGGGTTACAATCTTATGAAATTTCTCATAAGATTCGTTTCTCATCTGCTTGGTAGCCAACCCAGTGGATCGGTAAGCGAATAAGTGTGCAATGCGTTGCAAATACACTCTTCTCTCCTCAGGAGAGAGCAAGCATCTAAATGCTTCATCTGACAACTTAAAAACTGTGTGATAACACAGGAATCTAAACTCTCTATACACTAGTTTGTGTAAACTCTTTTTAAAAGTGTCTCCCTCGCTCTTCGAACGAGGTGTACTTACATATTGTAAGTTTGAAAGTAAAAACTTTCTCAGAACCTTACATTGGTTCTTATATCGTTTAATAAACGAAGTCCTATTCTTGATACAAGATAGAAGACACCCACGAACAACTTTGTCGGTGTATTCCCAGTTTGGCGTAATTGCCAGCTCGGGTTCAGACATATAAGCCTGAATCAGTACCGAATCAACGGTCTGAAAGATTGCTTTATACTCCTCCACATCAGTGTGTGCGAGGCGT